TGGATCTGGGATAAAGTCGAACTCAGCCATAAGGTCCTCAGGTAGGGCGCCGACAGTAATGTCGCCGAGCCTATCTAAAGCCTTTGTAAGCTGTTTATCCATGTAATATTTTACATGGTAAAAAGCTTGTGGCTGAGGGCGAGTTTTGTCTTTCCATGGACTAACCGGGTCCATTAAGGCGTCGATTTCGGCGTCCATAATGGCCTCTGCTTTGCTTAGTAGGTCTTGTACCACCATCTTAGGATAGTGCTCAATTACCTGGTCTAAGTTCTTAGAAATCCAAGGTGACAGAGTATCATACCCCGGAAAACCGGGCCTGATACAGCCACTAATTGGATTTGAGCAGAGCAACCACACTAATCTGCGATCCTTCTGTATGAAGAATCGTTCGATTAACATGGAAGGGATCTCAGGTCGGAACCATTTATATCGATCTAAAAGAATCTCTATACATGAATTAAACATGTATGGTTTCTTTAAGTCTCGAATAAAACCAGGAGTTAAAGGTGTAAACACTCTTCCGTTTAGGAAAAGTTGTTTTGCAACTTCTGCCCCTGTATAGTTCGACTTTACAGGAGATTCAACAGTCTTACTTAGATTTAACTCAATCCCTAAAGATTGGATTACTTCTTTGTATTTCTGTGAAACCTCTGGCTCAGTTATGATGACATCATCTCCTATTAGTTTATATATGTATTTAGAGTTGGAAATTCCAACTTTATATGCACAATATTCTACTAGAAGATGGTGTGCTAATGAGCATAGTGGCCAACTTCCGTAGGCGCCCATAGGCTGCCCACAGTTGTAAGTCACTTTCTCATCACTCCAGGCAAGCTTGAATGTTCTCTCCGCAAGGAGAGTCCATAAGGCTTGCGACAGGTCGTCATCTTTAAGAAGTTCGAAGAGTAATACTCTTTGAATCTCTCGAGGAAAACGATCTGTAAATGCTGTTAAATCTGCACAGAAGATATAAGACTTTTCTAAGGTCTTACTCTTCGCAAATTTACCAACATTTTGGTGCGAATAGGTCCCATCCGAGACAAGTCCTTTAAGAAGTTTCATTACACTATCGTGTAACGGCTTCAGGCATCTTTGACTATAATAGTCAACGATGGCTATAGTTCTTGTCTTTCCGGCTTTCTCAGGAAACTGAGTAAGCTTGGAATGAATATCAGTATCTCTTGCAAGATATCTGCTCTTCGTTCCCATTGGGAAAGGATCTTTTAGCTTTTTCTGGACTGTTTGAATTGCTTCAAACAATCTAGAATCATTCATAACTGCTGAGATATCAGAATCACTTGTCTTTAAAGCGTGGCCGTTAGGGCCATTCTTCAAAGTATAGTGATACCTCATTTCCCCTATAGATAGCGAGTTAATTCTCGATACCCATA